GTTAATATTTAGAAAAACATCACCATTTTCAATCGGATCAAATCCAAGCATGACACGTTGTTCATTCAATGTCAAGACACTTGCTGGTTGAATATCTGAAAGATATGAAATCGGTGGTTCATAAATTATTTCAAGATCATCAGAATTCAAGTTCGTTTGATCTGAAATGACTTTTCTGATTTTTTTAAGGATCAACCCTTCAACATCTTTGATGATCGTTCCCATCACCATTTCCCATGCGATCCGAATTTCATTTCCAGTGTTCGAAAGATTTCCACCAGAAACAATTCCAGACATTGCTGGTTGCCAACGATGTGCGGTGATTATGTTTTGACTTGTCAATTTTTGAAGTTCCATGAATGAACCATCTGAATTGTCTGACAACATTGTGATGTTTGCTGGTTTTGTATCACCATTTTTCACAAGAAACAAGATCTTTGAATTGTTGTTTTTTCCAGTCCATCGTGCTTGTGCATCTTTCACAAGTGCTTCGGCTTCTTCTTCGCCCATGTCACCATTGATTTCAACGATCGCTGATGGCATGAAATTGTTGTCGAATTTTGTCTTGTTGTATTTTTGAAGAAGATTATCGATTGCCAACCATGAAAGTGATCCGATGAAATCTGGCATTCCATAATAGGAAAAAGTCGGTTCATAGTCTTTGAAATGTATCACCGAAACGTTTTCTTCAAATTCTGGATACATCGGAAGGATCAACTGATCTTTTCTTGTTGAATTGTAGTTTGCCCAGTCACCATGAACATAGACGTGTTTCATGTCTTTTGCAAGTCTGACTTTCGTTGCGTCAATGTGATACAAATTGATTCCATTTTTATGCTTCACGATTTCAAGATATGCGTTTCCGAAACAATAATAGTCGAACATCATTTTTCCATAGATGTCACGCAATGATTCACCATTGTTGACATCGTCAACGAAAGACATCAAAGATTCACTTTGTGATTGAAATTCTTTTCCAACTGACAAGATTTTCTTTTGCCCAAGAATTGAACGATGCGTTGGCGAAAGTCTTGAAACTTCTGCAAGGTAGTTCGGAAACAAATTGTTCACACCGAATGGAATGTAAGGTGTTGCAGAACTTGCAGTTCCAGACATTTCTTCAATTTTTTCTGGAACTGAAAGATTGATCACTTCAAATTTTGCAAATCCAGAATTCTTGACGATTCTATTGATCGTCTGATCCAGTTTTTTCTTCTTTGACATTTGATTTCTTTTTTGATGGTTTTGGTGAATTTTCTTCAATTACAAATGGACATTCTTTTTTGTGAAGTGCTTTCAAATTCAATTGTGTCACATCTTTCGTTGTGTATTTTCGTCCATCAAATCGAAATGATTGTGATTTTGCAACGTTGTCGATCAGTTTATATTTTGCCATGATTTTTTTTTTCAAAATTAGTAAATTAAAAACAAAAATGGTGACACCTTGCATGAAAGTGTCACCATTTTGATGTTCATATCTTCATGAACTGCATGAATAAGTGTTTCCGATTAAGGTGTCACTGGAATTGTCAACGTTGTCACGTCACGTGGATATTCTCCTTGTTGTGTCGTCAACGTGATCAAAGTTCCATTTGCAGTTTGAAGTCCAGTTCCAGTTCCTTGTTCACCAGATGTGAATTCCATGTATGCAGTTTCTTCAAAAATTTCATCCCATCCAAGAACGAATTTATACGTCACCGCTGGTGAAGCACAATCGTCTGCATAAGTTTCAATGATTGCAGTGATTCCACAACTTGTCGCCAACATCATCAAATCTTCATTGACAACACCAGTGATTTTTGGAATGTAAAATTCAAGCGAAACATCCATCAAAGTTGATCCATTTTCACGTGTTGCATTTGATGTGAAACCAGCCGTTCCACGTTCAAATTCCCACACCCAGAAGTAGTCACCAGCAGCAACCATTGTCACCGCAGTATAGTCGTGATCAGATCCAGCAGTGAATGAAGCAATTTTGTCAGTATCAACCAACCAGATTTTTTTTATTCCACCACGTCTGTTTCTATCGCAACAAATAACGTCATGCCCTCTTGTAATACCCATAATTTTTTATTTTTTATTTTAATATTTCCAGTTAATTAGTAGCCAATTTGAACAAGTGAATCATGTAAAAATTGAACACCTAATTTGAAATAAGCACGAACATAAACTTTTTCAGTTAAGTCATCATAGAACATTTTCATTTCACCTTCTGGATCATTTGTGTCAGTTCCAACTGCAAGATTTTGTTTAGCAACATAAGCAATTCTAACATTGTCAGTGATCAACCTTTGTGTCATTGCAGTTTCCCAGATATACATCGGAATGATTTCAACCCCTCTGAAATATACTTTCACTGATCCATCAACTAATTGTGAAAACCCTTCTGCATTTCCTAAAGATTCAAGACTTGTCAAATAGTCATCATAAACTAATCTTGAAACATAAAATGCTTTTTCATTATTTGCAACACCTTGCAAAGCCGCTGGTGCTTGTGTCCACATTTTACGAAGTGCAAGAATTCCATCACCAGTTGCGAATGCACCAGAATTTGCGATTGCAACTTTTCTTGCATCAACCGCAGTTGAAGCGATGAAATATTTCCACCATCCATCAGTTGAATTGTAACATGCAGCATTTGATCCACTTTCAGTTGTATCACCGAACCAAGCCAATTTGACAACATCTTCTGAAATTCCGTTTCTTACATTTTGCAAGATTGTGTCTGCAAGTTCAGTTCCTTGAAGATCAAAGACATTGATTCCATTTCTGAAAGATTCTTCAAGATAAGTTCCGAAGAACGCATCTTGACATTGTGAAACCGCCACACGCATTCTTCCAGCAGTGATCGTTTTGTCATTCACATTGAAATCACCACTTTCTGCACCACCGCATCCATCGTATTTTTGAACGATGCAACCAAGTGCGTCCGCAGTGTATAAATTCATTACATGTTTTACATTCGGAATCACTCTGAATTGCATTAAGTCAGAATCTCTGAATATCGGTTCAAGAAATAACGTGCTAAAATTCGCACCGCTATAAGTTGCCGAAATGTTGTCAAGTGCTACATTTGCCATAATTATTGATTTTTTTTGTTATTGATTAAGTTTAATTTGATTTTTTATTGTCCACCGCTTTTTCTTTGCAACCCCTTCAACATTGCATTGTAAAAAGTAGCATTTGCATCCACAACTTTTTCAGTTCCGATGTTTGGATCATGTGATGCTTTCACATCAACTTTTGTTGCTTTCATTTTTGAAATATCATTTTCAAGATTTTCAATTGTATCGATTGCAGTTGCTAATTCACCAGACTTGTCTGCAATTTCTTTTTCTGCATTTTCAACAAGATCTTCAGTCATTCCAACTTTTTCTTTCAATTCATTGATTGTGTTTTCCATTGCATCAACACGATCTTTCAATTCTTCATAAGTCAAAGCCCAGTCAACATCTTCGGCTGGTTCATCACCATCGTGACCTTCTTCATGTTCATTGATTATGTTTTCATTTCTGAAAAGTTCTTTGATCTTGTTCAAGATTCCTTTTTCTTCGATTACTTCTGCAACATTTTCTTTTTTTGCCATTTTAGTTTCTGTATATTTATTGATTAAAGTTGAATTGATTTGTTCTTGTGATATATTGTTGAATTTTGAAATGTCATAATTGTTCACGATTTCAACTGAATCACCGATTGCATTTGCAAATCCGATTTCAAGTGTTTCTTCAGCATTGAACCACGTTTCCGCAGACATCAGACCGATCAGTGTGTTGTGATCTTCGCTTGTTTTGCTTGAATAGATCGATGCTATTTCATCACGTATCTTGTCAAGCACGTTTGCAGTTTTTCGAAGTTCATCAGCATCACCACCAGCCATTGTGAACGGATTGTGAATCATAAACAATGAATTTTTTGACATTTCAATTGTATCACCAGCCATTGCGATCACTGATGCAATGGATGCTGCAATTCCTTCAACAATTGTTGTGACTTTTCCTTTGTGTGATTTTAGTGCATTATATATTGCAAGACCATCAAAGACCGAACCACCAAGTGAATTGATGTGAACATTCAGATCTTTTCCCTTTACTTCTTTCAATTCATCAATGAAAGATTTTGCGTTGACATCAAATCCACCAATTTCAGAATATATCCAGATGTCCGCAGTTCCTTTTGCTTTGTTGTTTATTTCGAACCAGTTTTTCATTGTTGCAAAAATAGAAACATTGAATTTCTTATCTTCGAAATTTTTGGAACTTTATTTTCTGCGAATTTTTTTCTTGATGTTGGAATCTTTTTTGAACTTGTTTCTGTATTTATAGACAACACCTTGAACTTGACGATCAGACAATTCATAAATGATTGAAAGATCCATGAAAGTGTGTGTGACATGTCCTTCATTTTGAACAAGAATCCGATCGAATTCTTTTATGATCAAATAGTTTCGCAATCTTGTCGGTTCGATCACACCTTTTTCAATTAGATGATAGACAATGTCTTTCGGTGTTGCATATTCACCGAATCGAACTTGAATTTCATTCCATACCAATTCAATGAAATTTTCAACGTGATCAATGTCGTTCGGTTTAGACATGTGACCAGTGACTTTTCAATTCGACCATTTTATTCAATACATTTGTGACGCAACCACCACAACCGAAAATGTTTTTTCCGACTTTTGAATCAATATATTTGTTGAAAAATGGCAACAATGCAAGTGCGTCTTGTTTGTTATACATAAAGCGACCACGTGCATCTTTTCGAATTTTTTTCATTGCATCGTCAATTGACATTTGATCTTCATGTGAAACTTTTTCTGCAATATCTTTCATATTGTTTTTTTTTAGTTCTTCAAAAATACGTTCCTTTTTTATTGATCCGATGAACATCAAATTTCTTTTTTTAACAAGTTGTTGTTTATTGTTACCATTTGCCGATCGGACATTCACCACCCATTTCTTTTGACATCAATGTCTTTGCTTTCAAATTGCATTTGCAAATTGAACAAGATTCCGCATTGAAAATTCGCAAGAATTTCTTGTTTATATTTTCGCATTTTCTACAAATTTTTAGTCTGTTTTTTATCGTTTCTTCGTTTTCTGTAAATTTCATTTTAAGCATGTTTTTAGTTGATTTAAGCGACTTTCACTGGTTTGGCATATACTAACATTCAAAACTTCTGTTCATTGAATAGCATCAAATCACTAGAGAACAAAAAGTGAAAGTTTTTTTTATTTTTCTGATTGCAAATCATTTCAATTTTTCTATTTTTTACCATTAAAAAGTCGCTTGTGCTTCAATATTTTTGACCACTAATTGTGTCGAAGTCACGTCAGATTCTACAAGGAAAACTTTTTGATCAACACGTTCGTTCACTGCATTTGACATTGCAAGTGATTGTGTTTCCATCATATCAGTTGCCATCACCATCCCACCATCAGCGAATTTTCTTCCACCACCAGCGACATTCATTTGCGACAACATCGGCTTGAACATTGCAGTTGACTTTTTGTTGATCACCGCTTCACCACCTTCAAGTTCAACAACACGTCCACCCACTGCAAATTTTTCACCACCATTCGCATGTGATTTTCCATTGACCATTCCACCAGTTTGAAAAAATGAATCATCCATCACACCACCAAGTTCCGCAGTTGGCGGTGCTTGTGCGTTTATTGAAGCAACTTGAATTCCAGTCATTGCAACTTGTGCCGCAGTCAAAATTGATTTGATGATCGCATCAGCAAGTGGATTTCCAGTGATGTTTCCAGCCCAGATCGTCATGATTGCCATTGCACCAGACATGATCGCTTGTGCTTTCATCATTTTTTTGTCACGATCAAATTGTGCAACTTTCAATGCAAGAATTTTTGCATCATGTTTCTTTGTGATCTTTTCTTCCATCTTCGCTTGATCTTCAGAACTTGCGATTTTGTATTCTTGTGTTTCACGAATTGCTTTCAATTCAGTTTCCTTCGCACCTTCAATTCCTTGAATTTCAGTGTTCATTTGTTCATTCTGCAATTGTGTCACCGCAGACATGATTCCCATGACTTGACCGATCGTTGTTGAAATTGAATTGATCAAATCTTCACCAGTGAATCCTTCACCATCTTCAGATGATCCGAACAAAGTTTTTCGCATGAATCCTTCATTGCCAGTTTCAGCACCTAGATTCGAAAGATCTTTTTGATATCCAGTGATCGTTCTTTTCAAAGTGTTGATGTTGTCAACTTGTGCTTGTGTTGATGAATCAGAACTTTGAATTGTGATCAATGCAAGATCCAGTTGTGATTTTGCAATTTTCAGTGCTTGTGAAATTCGTTCTTTCGTTAATTTCGCACCAGCGTCTTCAAGTTTTTTCATTGAATCAAGTTGAAGTGTGTCCGCATCAATCACTTTGTTGATCTTTTCAATTTGATCAGCAAGTGCATCACTTGTCGGTTTCAAAGATTCTGCAATTTTTTTGTTTTGTTTGATCACCGCATCATCAACCACCATCAAATTCTTTTTTGCAGTTTTCAATTTTGCAACTTGTTTCACAATTTGTTCATCACTTGCTTTTCCAATTGCTTTCAATGCGATCAATGACTTCAATTGTTTTTCTTCAATTGACACCGCTTCACGTAGTTTTTCATATTGTGTCAACACTTTTCCTTTTGCTTTGTCTTCTTCAACCACCGCAGTCACAAGTCCATTCACAATTTCTTGTGCTTTTGACATTTTTCCATTTTGTTGTTCTTGAATTGCAACAATCTTTTTCTGTATTCCTTCACGTTTTGAAATTGCATCTTGATAGTCTTGTTCAAATTCAGTGTTTTGTTGTGTTCGAACACCATCACGTTTTTTGACATCAAGATTTGAAGCAATCGCATTTCCTTCTGAATCAAGCATCTGAATTGTGCTGTTTTTTTGAAGATTGTCATTTGCCGCAATTGCTTCATTTTCTTTCATCACCGAATTTCTGATGTTAAGTTGAAGATTTTCAGCGGCTTGTGCTTTTTCCAGATCTTTCATCAGTTCAACTTCTTCTGCAACCAGTCCAAGAACTTCACCTTTTGCAAGGTCAAGAATATATTTTGCCTTTATATTGTCAACCGCTGATTTGTATGCTGCGGCAAGTTCAGTTGTCAGTTTCTTTTCATTGTCAAGATTTGTGATGTTAGTTCCAGCAATTGCATTCAAGTTCTTCACCGCAGTCATTCGATCTTCACGTGACTTTGTTTCATCTTTTATTGAAGCGATCAATGATTTCACATTTGCAAGTTCATCAACTTGTGTCTTTTCAAGATTCTTTTGAAGTGTTGACATTCTTTCAGTTTCCTTGTTTATCTTTTCAAGTCCTTTTGCTGAATCTTCAGTTTCATCAGACATTGTTGAAAATAAAGCAACACCAGCCGCCAATGCACCGACAAGAAGTCCAACTGGATTCGCTTTGATTGCTATATTCAACAACTTCATTGCACGTGTTAAACCTTTGACACCGCCACTTGTAGCAACTGCGACAATTCGCATTGCAGTTGTTGCGATTGACCACAATCTTGTTGCAACACTTGCAGCGATCACGACAACTTTGTATGCTACGAATCCAGCGGTCAAAGAAACAATGACTGGTGAAACCGCTTTCAATACACCGAATAGTGACATCAAAACTTCCATAATTACAGACAAGACTGGTTGCAAATTGTCAGTCAATTCAAGTGCGAATCCTTCCGCTGAACTTTTCACTTCATCAATTTGTCCTTTCAATGAATCACGCATGACATCGGCAAATCTTTTCGTTGTGCCTTGTGCATTTTGAAGTTTTTCAGACATTTCAGTGATTGATTCTGATCCAGACAACATTGAAGCGAATGCAGTCACCGATCTTTTGTCAGTGATGTCAAGCATTCCAGCAACATCAATTCCACTTGCAACCAGTTCATTCATTGCTGGAACTAATTCATCAACCGAAGTGATGTTTCTTCCAAGTGATTTCGCAAGATCACCAGTCGGATCAGCAAGTTTCAAGAATATATTTTTCAAAGACGTTCCAGCGGTTGAAGCATCAAGACCAGCATTCGTCAAAGTTCCAAGAATTGCAGTTGTGTCTTCAAGTGTGAATCCGAGTGCTTGTGCAACTGGTGCTGATTTTGCCATTGCAGTTTCAAATTTCGCAAGATCAAGTGATGAATTTGCGAATGCAGTTGCCATCACATCAGTGACACGTGTTGCTTCACTAGAATCAAGATTGAATTGTCGAAGTGTTGAACCAACCGCAGTCGCAGTCGTTCCAAGATCATCACCGAATGCGAATGCAAGATCAAGAACTGAAGATGTCATGTTTTCAATTTCAGTTGGATCAAATCCAAGTTTTGCAAGTTCCTTTTGTAGTCCAGCAACTTCACCAGCGGTGAATGCAGTTGATGATCCAAGATCTTTCGCAGACTTTTCAAGCATTGCAAGTTCAGTTGCAGTCGCACCAGAAATCACACCGACTTGTTTGATCTGGAATTCAAAGTCAACAAAAGTTCCGATGACACGTTCCAACGTTTTGAATGCTAAAATTGCAGCACCTAATTGAACACCCATTCCTTTGATCGCACCACCATAGTTTCCGACATTCCTTTGTGATCGTCCCATTTTCGCATCCATCTTTGTCAATGCAGCGGTGTTTGTATTTATTTGACCAGATAGTTTCTGAAATGCTTTTGCATCTTTTCCAAGTGGATCAGCAAGTTTTTTCAATTGAACAACAAGTGAAGCGTTTTTCTTTGTCAAATCATTATAAGATTTTCCAGTGATTTTTGCGGCTTCAGAAACTTTGATCAAATCATTCTTTTGACCGACCAGTCCTTTTTTCAGTGCTTTCAATTTTGTTTCTTGTTCAACAATGTTCTTTGAAAATTTTGATCCTTCAGCACCAGCGGCTTTTTGTTCGGCTTTCAGATCCTTCAATTCCTTTTGTGTCTTGTCAATTTCATCTTTGAATTTGACCATGTCTGAAGTTCCTTCAACTTTTATCGAAAGTATTGTTTCTAAATTTGCCATTTTTATCTATTTTTTAAAATTTTTCGGTAGTTTTTATCCAGAAAACCGATTTCTGCATACACTTCAACATAGTTTCCACTTGCATCTTGTGCAACGATTGCACCACCACCACCTTCTTGAAACATTCCAGATCCATCAACAACGAATGCTGGATTTTTAGTGTTCGCACCTTGAACAATGATTTGTTCTGCATTGTTTCTGATTGAAGTTGTGTTGTTTCCGATTCGAATTCCAGAAGAAACTGAATTGACATTGTTGTTTCCAATGATAATTGATCCAGATCCTTTGATCGTTTCATTTTGTGATCCAATTGATATTGATGGAACTTGATTGTTCGTTTGAATGATCATCGCACCATCAGTCGGATTCATGATGTTTTCTGAATTTCTATTTTTTGGAACGATATTTGTTGCAGTTGGATTGTTGATCGGCATTTGATTTTTCAATGAAACACCAGAAATTCCAAGTGCATCAGAAAAATTTTCAAGTCTGATGTTTTGTGCGAAATTTCGACCAGTGACGTTGTCACGTGATTGTCCAAGATTTGAAATCTTTTTTGTTTGATATCTTTTTTCTGCAATCTTGTCAACGTTCCATTGATAAAGTTCAACTTTTGTCATTTCATTTCTTGTCGGCTTGTAGTCAACAATTTTGTTGACGATCCAATATGTTGAAGATTCACCAGTTGATGCGTCAAGATATACAAGTGTTCTGAAGTCAAAGTCGGTGATATCTTTTGCAGTCAACTTCATGAAAACACGTTTGATTCGTGGACGATCAAGAAGTCCATTGATGTTCTTTTCCCAGAAGACTTTGAACAATCCATCGCAAAATGGATATAGTGGCGGTGCTGCGGCTGGATTCTGATCGTTTGCTTCAGCATCTTGAAATGGAAGTGTCGGAAAATAATCAAAATTGCCGACTGAAAGTGATGGAAAAAACTGGTGATCTTGTGAATGAAAAGTTCCAGCGAATGGATATTCAGTCAATTGTTCTGGTGCGTCTGATGGATTTGTTTTTCCGAATCGCCACTTGTTTGCAGAAATTGCACCATCAGCAAGATTCAAAGGTGTCAGTCCACCCCACAACAAAATTCGTGGTGCAAATTCTTCAACCTTGTCTGGATATTGTGAATTCATTGTGTGTGTCCAGATAGGTGAAAATTCTGAATGGATCACTGGAATGAATGGTGCTTTGTCTGGATTTGTTGCAACAACTGGATCATTGAACATGTATGTCGGTGAATAGAATGTCGTTCCGATTTTTGTTTCTTTGTTTTTGTAAAGATTACCAAGATCCATCGCATAAGAATTCAAAGAACAAAGTTGACCGACACGTGCATTTCGTTCTTCAACAAACACATCAGATGTGTCATCTTCATAAGTGAAGCAAAGATCACGATTCAATGAATCATAGACAAATTCAGATTTTTGATTTTGTCCCATGTCTAATTTTTCAGACCAGTCAACCGCAAGATTTTGATCATTGAAAAAATTGTCACGTGGTTCGCAATAAACAATTTTTGCACCTTCGTCCGCATACCAATAAAGATTGAAAAGTCCAGTCAGTCCATTGATCCATTCAAGTTGTGTCACGTCACATGGTAACATTGAACCGATTGTGACTTGTGTTGATCCATTGATCACGTTTGTCAAACCACCCCATGTTTTTGCGTCAAGGATTCGATATTTGCATTGTGTAAAGGAAACAAATTTCGAACCACCATTCATGTTTTCTTGCCATTCATTGACCACCACTTCGAACACTTCAGTGTAAAAGTAATACTTATCACCAACATCAAGAATGTCAACAAGAACGTTTGTTGCTTCAACTTTGAACTGCATGTTTTGTGCTGGAAGTTGTCCATTCGAAGACCATCCAGCAAAATAGCCACCATAGATTCCAGTTTGTCCATAGTTTGCAGCGGTTTTGCAAGTTCTGTCAAGATGCGTCAAATAGTGATGTCCATTTCCAGCGTCAATCTTTACAAGCCAAAGATTGCAACAATACATCATTGCATATCGATCGAATTCATCATTTCCAGTCATCGGATCAACACCACCAGATGACAAGCCACTTGCGTTGTTAAACATGAAACCTTTGTTGTTGTAGTTTGGCTGAAGTGCTGCATTGTTGTAAGGATCAAATTCTTCTGGTTCATTGTTGATCACATAGTCATTGTCCATTTCGACAATTGCTTCAATGTTGAAACTATATTCACCAGCAACCGCAGTTTGAATGATTGAAACATTGTTGATCGGTTCTTCATGAAATGAAACTGGCGGTGTTGCATTTACAAGAACATCGACTGGATCAGTCCAGACACAATTCCATTCCATTCCCCAGATCCACATTCCAGAATTGCAATATGAAGTCGTCAATTCATTCAAGCATGGTGCAGTTGAATTTGTCGCTTGTGCAATTTCACCGAATTGTCCCCAATACCAACCGCAAATAGTTTGTTTCGGATCGTTTTCATCATTCCATCCAGCACCAATGATTTGAAATTGTGCGTCATTGATTGTGTTTCCAGCGGTCATCACACCATCTGGATCACAACCAGCACAAGAAGGATTCGGAAGAAAACCGATCGCACCATCAAAATTGTTTGCAACTTGTGCTGGATTTCTGTAATTCATAGGAATTTTCCATCCAGATTCATTGTCTGGATCGGTTGCATACTCCCATGAATTCGGTGTTGCCACTGATCCATCACCACCTTGTTCAAAGATTTGTCGTGGTGAAATTGTCACCAATTTTTTGAACCAGTCAGTTTCCATGAAATCAGAATTCAATTGATATCCAATTCCAGCAAATGAAGCGATGACAATATCACGAATGAAAACCGCTGGAAACAAATCATCCATGTGTGCAAAGTCACCATAGATCCATTTTCCAGTGTTCAAAAGTGGGTAAACAATATGCGATCCAACACCGCCAACGATATGACCAGAATAGTTGTGTTTCCAAGTGTCTTTGATTGCATCAACATCATATTCAACCGCTGATGGTGTGTCTGGAAACATTCCACCAGCATCAAAGTCAATGTCGCACAAGTTTATGTTTTCAAGTGCATTCACCCATTCATAGTTTTCACCGAACACGACACATTCATATTCAAGCGGTGTTTCATTTTGTGTTGTTGCTTTGATCTTGAATTTTCCTTGCATGATCAATGATCCATCAACAAAGATCATCGCTTGTTTGTCTTCAATATATTCGAACGCATTATAAAATGAATCAGAAAAAATTGATTTGAAAACTTCATTGTTGTTTCTTGTTGCTGGAATTTTAAACGTTTTCGAATATGATCCTTTCGATTTTGAAATATCTTGAATGTCTTTGATCGAATAAGTGATCGCAACTGGAAACGATGTCGGATTCGCAATGTCAAGAAGACCTTCAACATTTCTTGAAGTGTTGTCAATTATTTGAAATTTAATATTCGGAATTTGTGCCATTGTTTTTTTGTTTAATTACATTCTAGGAAAAATGTTGTTGTTTGCAAATTGATATTCAAATGAAACTTTTTGCAATCCTTTTGATGTGTTCATGACTTTGATTGATCCAGACAATATGATGATTGCAGTGTATTGATTGCAAAGTCCAGAATCACGCCAATTTTCATAGGAATTGAAATCACCGAATGATTGCGGATTGAATTCTGAATTCATGTCAATTCGCAAATACACAAGTGTCGATGCACCTATTTTTGAAAACCAGATTGCATCAGCATTCGTCATCGGATGTGATTCAATTTTCATGATTTCACTTTCAGTGTTCAACCAGTGATTTTGTCCATAGGAATCAATCGTTGCAAATCCTTCAAGTCGTTGTGTGAATTTTTTTCTTTGAATTTTTCTTCTTGTTTCAAGTTTACCTTCAGAAGAAAACATGTCCCATCCACCCAGTTGATTTTTCCACAAAAAACGTTGATATCCTTTTCCTTTGCAAGTTCTATTTACTTTGAACAACCATGCGTTTGAATTTATATATCCATTATTGTTCGCATTTCGAAGTCTATTTTGCACAAGATAATGATCAACATAAGCAAAATTCGTTCCTTCAGATGGATCTGGTGTGAATGCTTCTTTGATCGATCTGAATCCAACATCCATTGTGTTCATTCCATTCAGCGGTGAAGATCCGAATCCAGTTGCCCATGCAACACTTCTTTGAAATAGTGGTGTTCCATTTTTTGCAAATGTTATGATTTGACATTCTGGAACGTAAGTCAAAGGACTGATCACTTTTCCGATAAAAGTGTTGATGAAAAATTGTTCTGAATCACGAATGTTTGTTCTATATAAACCAGAACGTGTATATTGATCAGATCTTTTTTTATAAACATTATCAGTCAACCACAACCATCCACCTTGTGTCCCATCAGTTGGAAAAGTCATCATGATATAGTTTGCGAAAGACCTTGTGAAGTCATTGTAAGAACTTGACCACAATGCTTGAAGACGTGGTGCTGATCCTTCATGAATATTGAAAACGTTTGAAGTTTCAGTTGTTGGATCAATTTCAATGAATCCAGTCGTTGCGTCAAGAAATTCACGTTGACAAACAAGTCTGACTTCAAAATTTGATTTGTTGTGCCAGTATGTTTGCGGCAATGCACCCATTGCACCACCATAACATGCACCATTTCCAAGTTGTGCAATTCCTTTCGCAGTTCCTTTCGGAAGTGAATTCAGAACATCAGCAACTTGCAATTGATATGAACCAGAATATCCAAGAACTGAAGGTGATCGCATTTTTCCACCCCAATCAGTCCACACACCATTGAAATTGTATTGCAATTGACTGATCACATTCAAAGTGTCACCAACTGGTGTCACTGCGAATTGAAACAAGATCGGTTCAAGTGTTGATTCAAGTGAATTTTTTTTTGGTTGAATTTGAATTGTTGGTGCGATTCCAGCCATGATTTTTTATTTTTTATATTATAATTTCAACACCACCAGTCAATGATTTGATCATTGTGAAAATGCTTTTGTTGTAAACTTCACCGATTTTCTTGACCTCTTGTTCACGATCAGATTGTGTTTTTCCAATGAAGTCCAGTTTTGATTTGTCCATCGGATTCCCTTTTCCACCACCACCAGATTGTCCAGTTTGTTTTCTTGCGATTGCGAATGCAATTCCACGAATCACTTTTGAATCACTTGCAATTCCTTTGATTTTGATCCATCGCATCAATCCTTCAATATACAAAGACGAATCAGCACCAGATCGATTGTTCGGTGAATAAGGAATCGCAGAAGGATTCACACCATACTGAACAATTTTCCAATAGTCAAGACCTTTGATGTCAATCGACAAATCAAATTCGTTTGGAATGTTGATCGTGTGCTGAAATGAATTGATCAATGCACCAGATGCACGTCTTTTCAACTGGATCAATTTCGTTCCAAGAATGACTTCAACTGCAACTGCAATTTCATCGATTTGTGATCTGTCAAGTGAACCTTCCATTCTAGTTTCCGAAGTGTGTGAAACATGTTCTGAAAACTGAAATATTGAATTTGCATTCCAGCATGAACATTGAATCGTTTCCAGCCATCTTTGTTCTTGTCATGTTCAATGATCCATCACCAAGAACAACTTGATATCCTAAATTAAAAAGAACCATTTCAAGCCATCTGTAAAAACAATTTTCTAGTGTGTCCCATTGATTTGCTTGTTGCAAATATCCTTTTCCAGACAATTCAGATGGAACAAAGTCATATATTTGAAGCGTGAAATTCATCGTTTGTTTCACAAGATCATGTTGCATTTCTGAAAGACTTGTTGATGTTGTCGGTGGTTGAACAACCATGAATGGAAGATCTTTTTTGTGAACATCATTGACTTCATTTGCCCAGCCAAAAAGAAAACCTTGCAATCCATCGTGACGACAATGCAAATTGATCCAGTCACTTGACATTTGTGCGATTATATTTCGAAGATCATTGTTGTTGTTAGCCATAATTTTTTATTTTTTTATTTGTTGCGTTGTCTTTGTTCGGCTTCATCTTCCATTGATTTTCGAACTTCATTTTCATATTCATTTTTCGAAGACTTCCAAGAAATGAAAGTAAAAACATCATACAAATTTGTTTTTTCAACTGACTGAATTGCTGAAAGTGGATGTCTTGTGAAGACACCATCAACTGCAAGATCATACAATGTGTTCAACCATCCGAATCCAGCCATCAGATCCCAGTTTTCATTTGCGTGTCGATTGTTGGATCGATCACCATCTTTGAAGATGTTTGGATATTTTTCCGAAATGTATTTGTTCGTTTCATCAAAAAAAAAACGAACGACCATGCAATGTTCATCGGAAGTTTTTCAAATATTCTTGTTTTCTTTTCAATCAATTCATCAGTTGTTTCTTCATTTTTTTCTTTGCACAAGATCGCCATTTGTTTTGCAATCAATCCGAATCGTCCACCTTCAATTTCTTTTGCATTCATCAAGATTTGTTCGCTTTCAATATACGATCCGAAAGTTGTTTCAGTCATGTTTTGCAATGGAAAAAAATATTCTTTATTTTTCCAAGTGAATGAATGTGCAACATCTTTTTCTTTTATTCTTTCATCAACCTTTGTGTTCAAAAAAGTCGCCATCATTTCAAGACATGTGTTCATCTGATCAAGATTGCATTGCAAGATCGTTTGCTGATCAAGACCAGTCAAAAATTCGAACACGTCACGATTCGCTTTGATGTTGATCATTTTTTGTCTTTGCTTTGCATGATCTTCATCAATGTCTGAAATGTCAATCACTTCATGTTGTTGCAGTATGTGAACGATCTTTGCATATTGTGAAATATTTAATTCATCCCATTGATTCGGAATTTTGCATTTCGTTTTTCCGACTTTCAGATTCATCATTTTGTTTGTGTTTTTTTTAGGATTCTTTTTTCTTCAGTGATTTCTTCAAGTGTTTCTTTTGCTTCAAGATCAATGAAGTGATCGTTCAACATATCATCAAGATCATGAATTGTTTCAGTCATTTCATCAAATAGTTCACGAACATGAAATTCAATGTCTTCTTCATTTTCTTCAGTCTTCAATGCAAGTGCAAATCCGAATGATCCGAACATCAACAAGTTTGGAAACATGAACACCCATTCTGATTTTGAAATTCTTGAATCGGTTTCAATATCTTTTCCGATTGTATTGTGAAGCAAAGATGCTTTGTGTTTCAGTGGAATGAAATTTTTGAAAACATTCACCATCTGATCATCAGTGATGTCAAAGATGAAACGATCAACACATCTTGAAAATTGTTCAAGGATCAATTCATGTTTCTTGTTTAATGTTTTTATTTTTTCCATAAGTTGCAAAAGTAAAAAGTTTTTTTCGTTATGTGACGCAGTTTTCGTGTATAAATTAGATCAACCGAAATATAGAATTTTTGTCCTTGATAAGTCAAAAAAAGATCGCATCGCAATTGCATCTGAAATGTCTGGTGATCGTCCCAGCATTGATTTGATTTGATCTTTCGGTGTCATTGAAATTCGATTGTCTTTGTCAATGTCATGTTGCTTGACCAGTTCAAGTTCTGAAATGATTTGATGTCTGATTTCTGGATCACTTTCATGAATACTGATTTCACCTTTTTCAACTTTGTTTGCTAGGTGATAGTAGCATTGCGTTTTTAAATTTTTATAGTTTTGATCATTCAATGCTTTTGATCCATTGACGAATGCTTTCGTTCCTTGAATGAAATCTGGAATCGCACCACCGACACCATCTGAATCAGTGATGATGTTTGATCTTGAAATCTTGTATTGATTTGCATATTTCTTCACGTTGTCTGCAAGTTCCAGCAACGTGTTCTTTTTCCATGTCTTGATCTTGATCAGTTTCCAACCGCTAAAAATACAAATCACCGACTTGTCACGACCGAATCGTGCAACATCAACTGACATGATCTTTTCACCATCTGGAATGAAATCATTTGTGAACATGTCATTCAATTTGTCAATTGAAAAAAGATTTGAATCATCTTCTGAATAGTTCCAGTCACCGAACAACAATCGTTTCTTGTTCAAATTGTCAAGTCCTTCAAGTTGTTTGATGTAATGTTTTGAAATGTTTGGATTGTCAGTCACCAGCGATTGAATGAATGCTTTGTTCGGATCAAGCGTTCCATTTGAAAATGGTTTCCAGAACTGACTGAACACCCATCCTTTCGAAGGATTGCACGTGATCAACGTTTTCGGAATCAAATTGTTTTCGTCAAGTTTGTATCTGATCCGACTTTGAATGATTGCGAATGCAGTCGGTGTGATTTCAGCGGCTTCATCAATGAATAGTCCAGAAATTTCCAAAGATCCAAGTGCGTCAAAGTTCGGATCGCTAGGCATAGCGAACAAGTCTTTCAAGATGATCACTGATCCAGTCTGAAAAAACTTGATGGTTGATTCTGTTTGATTATAGTTGAAATCAACACCACCTTTCAATCCTTGCATTTTGCAGCATTCGAAAAGACTTTGCAATGTCGTTTCCTTCAACGTCTTCAACCTTGATCTTCCGATGCACCATTTTGTGTTCGGAAACTTCAGACATTGTTTCAATATGAAATAACAACCCAGCATTGATTTGCCACCACCAGCACCGCCACCATAGCAAATCACATTGTGAACATCATCTTCAAGAAGATCAATTGCTTGTGTCTGTTTGATCGATAGGTGCATTCAAATATGTTTTTGTTTCTTGCCAGTTGATCGGTGATCCATCAGATCCAGTCAGTTCTTGTCTTTCAACATATCCACGAACCTTGCCTTTTGTTTTCAAGAAAAAGATGATCGCAGTTGGATTTCCTTCTTTGATAAGTTTCCACAATTCCGCTTCACAAATATCGATCGCCATGTTTGAAATGTCATCAACATCTTTTTTGAATTGTTCGTCTTCATCCATGTATCGGTAGAACGTTGACCGACTGCAACCAGTAAAGTGACAAGCCAGTGTGATGTTTCCCATGTTTTGACGCATTGATTCAATCAAAGTGTCCTTTGTGACTTCAGTTCTTTTTTGATTCTTTTTTTTAGTGTGTGCCATTTTGTTTCATTTAAGTTGTTCAAAAATACAAATTTTATTCAATTACATCTTCAATCCTTTTTGATATTGTTGACAATTAGATGTTGAAACCGCCAAGTGATGCGATCGGAACGTTCAATGCTTCAACGATTGCAAATTCAAAGATCTTCGATTTGTTGTCATATCCAAGAACATCACCCCAGTTTTCACAAAGAAGTTCCCATGCTTCAAATGTTTCTTCAGACACTTTCAATGTGATCACCTTGTCAAATGATTCATTCAAGAAGATGTCTTTTGTTTTTTCAACCTCTGATTCATTCAGATGATTTTCTAGTGATTGATATTTGTCAAGATCTTTGTTCATGTTTTTATTTTTAATTTTGTAAAAAAGAAACCGATCACGTCACAAAGTTGGAATCTTCATGATGCAATCGGCTTCACCTAAAAAAACAACGATCCGAAGATCATTGAAAACAATCGCAAAGATTGTATTTTTTAATTCATAAAGTGTTGAAATTTTAAGAAATTTAATTCTTTAACACTTGAATGTTTCCAGACTTCACCGCCTTCTTCAATTGTTCTTGCGTTGGTTCTGGCATGTTTTCGATGTCTTGTGTTGCATTTTCAGACATATTCTTTGCAAGTTGATCTTGTGTTTTTTTCATTGCCGCATTTCGCAGTTCTGACATTTCAATGATTTTTTCAAGTCTTTTCAATTCAACTTGAATGAAAGTGATTCCGATGTTTTCATCACCATGATTTTTGATGTATGTGTTCAACATATTTTCACAACCTTTTTTTTGTTCGCTATTTTTGCAAGACCATATTGCATCAATTATCTTGAAGCATTCGTCTTGTGCAGACACCTTGTTCATTGTCTTGATGTTGCCCATCAATTTTTCATTTTGTTTTGCCATTTTTTTTTGATTTTATTTATTAAGATTATTTATTTTATTGATGGAATGAAATGTGATCCATTATTGCAAAGTATTTCACCAGATCCTTTGCAGTCTTCACATGTTTCTGATTCATCACCGCAGTGTTCACCGCAATCTGGACAAAGATCTGAATCGTTTCCATGAATGTTGATTCCACAACAAGTCATGTTTGTTTTTCCTTCACCTTCACATCTTTCGCATTCTACCATTTCAATGATTTTCATATTTTTATTTTTTTTTTGAACCGATTATCATTTCAATTCGGTTCATTTTATATGCATTCACAATGATTTGTGTGTTTTGATGCATTTTATATCTTATTCAATATAATTTCAACTTTGTCTTGTTTTTTCATCAATAAACTGGACACTAGAATTGAACTTCAATTGATTTTTTCTTGATGTCAATTTCGACATTTTCCACATGAAACATTGTGTCAATTGTTCTTTGATCGTTTGTTTCAACTTCAAATTCTGAAATCAATTTGTTCAACTGATCTTCTTTGATTTCAACTTCATGATGCTGATCGTCTTTGTCATAGTAAGTGACCACCATTGAATCAGTGAATGAAACTTTTGTTGCATACGCACCGATCGATTTGACACCCCATGATCGAATTTCCATGAAGAACGTCCATTCAACTTCAATCGTCAATTCAGTGTCATCAATTTGAATGTCTGGTGATAGTTTGAATTCATTGATGAACCATTCATTGAAACTGAAAAGATCGACATCAAATTTTTCACTTGTGTTTTTTGATTTGAAAGTTTCTGACATCATGATACATCGAATTCAGATTGAACGACAACACAACCATTGTCATTCTTTTTCTTGATCAATTTTTTGAACCCTTCAAAAGTTGTTGAATCACTGAAAGAAGTTCCGAAGACATCATTGAATTCAATCCATGATCTGAACTTGTATTGAAATCCATTTTGATAGTTTACAATGATTTTGTAGAAATTTGTTTTCCAGTTTCCACGTGCTTGATCATCAGTTGCAACCCACCAGTCAATTTCAGTGAATGAAAATGGTGAAGGAATATCGAAAGAAGTCTTGAATGAATGCATCATTTTGTGCCATTCGGTCATTTCAAATTTTCGACTTGCCATTTCATGATCACCACACATGACTTTGATGTTTCCATCGGTGACTTTGATTTCCAGATTTTGATCCATTTTTTTATTTTTTTAGTGATTCAATGATTTCTTCACACAATTGTGATGGAATAACACTTCGAAGAAAATTTCCTTTGATTCCTTGTGTTCCAGTTCTTGAACCTCGTGGTGCTGATTGATGACATTTCATGCCATTTTTGCACATTTTTCGTGGTTTCCATTTCAAATGATTTGTCCAGATGTCCGTTGGTTTCATTCTTCTTTGTTCAAGTGGAAGATCAAGATCATATTGACAATATGTGATTGTATTTCGAACACCAACATTTTCCATGAAGTCCATTTTTCGCAACAATCCTCGTGGATTCTCAATGAAGAAAAATTCTGGATTGAAATGATTGATGATTTCCAGTGTCTTTTTTACGATTTCAATTCCTTTTTTTGATGCGTCTGATTTTGGTTGTCGTTCTTTTGTCCAGTGATGATAACAAGACGCAATTGAAAAGGTTGTGCAAGGTGGTGATGCCCAAATGATGTCTGGTTTGAACGGAACTTTTGAAACATCAAACTTCAAGATGTCAACAACATAGTCAATTTTTTCGAAATTTTTGAAATCAGTGGTGAATGTTTCAAAACCATTTGATTCTGCGACCTTTGAAAAAGATCGACTGCCTGCAAAAAGTTCTAAAACTTTTAGTTTTTTTTCCATTTGTTTTTGTTTTTTAGGTTGTCCGAAACATTGTGTTTCTTTCATGGTGTAAAAGTAAACCTTTTTTTCATTCCGCAATGCACAAATCAAAGTTTTTTTCATTTATTTTCACTTTACTAGATAAGGAAACACAAAAAATTTCTTGATATTTCGTGATCATTTGTTTCATTTCACACGTTTTCATTCAAATATTCAGTGATCAGATCGATTGTTTCTTCAAATCCATGTGTGCATTTCGCAAAGTAACCACGTGAATTCAAGTCAGTGATCCATTCTTTTTGATGCGGTGACAATTTTCCAGTCATTGTTTTCAATTCAATTGCAAGTCCATTGTGTTTCATTGTTGGATGATACAAGAAAAGATCTGGAAACCCTTTGACATATCCAGATGCTTTCATTTTCTTTGCAACTGAAAGTGATGTTCGCATTCCACCAGAACTTGCACAATATCTGATTTCTGGAAAATTTGATTTGATCCAGTTCACCACCGCAATTTGAATCTTCAATTCGTCTTGTCTGTTTTTCATTTGATAAGTATTTTTTCAAGATTGATTTTTTCTGATTTCATTTTTTCAAATGATTTTCTGAAAATAAAGTTTTTCACCATTTCTTTTGATCGATCTGTTTTCATGAATGATCCGATTCTGTTCTTGCTTGTGCTTTTGATCTGATCAGTTGGTTTCAAGTTTGATTTGAATTTTGTGATTTCAACTTGATCATCAAAAAGAAGATTGAATTTTTTCAGTTCGTTTGAAATTAAAGATCCGAAGTCGTTGATCTTTGGAATTTGATCAGTTTCAATATATTTATTGAATGGATTGATCAAGTTTGAAATGATGAAATCATTGTGAAGTTTCTGTTTTTCTTCATTTGAAATTTCTTTTTTCTTGACTTCTTTTCGAATTTGTCTTGTGTGTGATGGATCAACACGTCCCCACCGATCATCAGTCTTTCGTGATTTGAAGATCTGGATCTTTGCCCAGTTCAAGAAGTGTGTCTTTGTTTCACGAAATGATTTGAATGAATCATCTTTCAATTTTTGTTCTTCAATAAAGTCTTTCAAAAGTGAATTGATCCAGAACATTGAAACTTTCAAATGTTTTGCAGTTGATTCAAGCCAGACATGTGAATTTTTTAATTCATCCACTTCAATGCATACTGATCCATTTTTGATGTCATTCATTTTTTTCAAATCCTTTTTTTCAAATTCAGAAAAACTTTTTGTATTTATTTTTTCTTCTTTTTTAATTGGATTTATATCTTGTTTATTAAGTGTATTACTATGTTCAAAGTTTTCTTTGATGCTGGTTTCAACTTTTTCTTTCGGCTGCCTTTCGGTTTTCTTGTATGCAGACTGACAAATTTTCAAAACCCTTCTGCGACCATCAAATGAAACTTGTTCAACAAATCCAAGATTTTTCAACTTTGAAATTGCTGATGAAATTGTTGTCTTTGTTACGTCTAAGAAGTCCGCAAAGTAATCATTTGAAGCAAAGCAACCATCTTGATTGTCAAGCGATTCAATTTCAACCAGCATGATTTTTTCCAACCACGAAAGATCTTTGTTCAGATACACATCTTTCGGAATCCAGATTCCTAGAAAATTGCGATCTTTTTGTTTTTTGTTTTCCATTTTTTTTTCCATTTCAGACTTCTGTTTTTTTTTAGGCAATACTACAATTTTTTTTCAGTTCATGAAATTAAAATGGAACATCATTGTGATCACTTGTCACAAAAGTTGATCCAGATCCTTTTTCTTTTGGAACGAATGTGTTCAATTCAGCATAGTGTGAAATTCCATTTTCGGCTTTTTCACGTCTTTTTTTCAATTCTATACTGACATATCCTTTTTCATTTTTTAATGTCTTCAGTTGATCGTGAAGTGCATCCACGTTGATGTCGATCTTGATGACCGAACCACCATTGTCAAATTGTTTTTCACGAATGAATAGTCCGTTGATGAATGTCTTGTCTTCCATTTTTATTTATTTATTGATTGATTGATTGATTATTGATTTCATTTCTTGAATTGATTGAAAAACTTCACGATCTTTTTTTCCAAATTTTTCTTCATAAATTTTGTTTATTGTTGCCGCAGTCATGTTCAAATCAATTGATGCTTGATGAATTGAAACTTCTTTTTTGTTTATATAGTCAACGACTTTTTGTTTTTGATCATCATCCATTGATTCGAATGAAGTCAATTTCCTTCTTTGATATCTTCTTTTCATTATATTATTTTATTAAGATTTTCAATGCTTGTGTCCATTAGTTCACCGATCTTTCGAAGTTGATCCAGTCTGAATTTTTGCGGATTTTCGCAATATGCTTTGATCGTTGGTTGTGAAATGTTCATTTCTTCACCCAGTTTTCTTTTTGAAATACCATGAAATCGAAGTGTCTTCGAAAATTCATTGTCATATTTTTTTGTTTTTTTCGTCATTTTTAAAATTTTATATTATTGAATTAATTTTGATCAGCGAAGTCCATGAAGACACCACGTTTGTGCATGTTTTGAAATTGATCTTTCGGATCGTTGAACTTCTGGTGATCCTTTAAATGATCAATGAAGTCATTCACTTGTGATTCCTTCAAGACATCCATTTTTTCCATCAGATCCTTTTTGCCATTACCATCAAAGATTGAATTGTCAATGAATGATTCAAGCATTCCGATCAGATTGAAGTTTGAAATGATAGGATCTTCAATTTCATCGAACCATTTGTCAATGAAACTTGTGTCTTTTTTATTTTTTATCATTTGATTTTTTCTTTTTCTTTGAAAATTTCTTTTGAACTGCATTTCTTTTTTCGATCTTCTGACGATCTTTGAAATCTTGAACCCTTTGATCGGCTAACATTTCCGCAACTGGATTGATGTCTTTCAATTTTTTTCCAGATAAATTTGAATAGACCGCAGCATCAAGACTTCCGAACTTGAAATTCGGATCGTCATTCATTAGATTTTGAAATCCTTTTGACATTCCAGCAACATAGGCGATCCACATTGACATGAAAAAGAAAAGTAGTGAAAGTAAGATGTAAACAATAAGCATGATATTTTTTTTTAAATTAGTAAATTTTTTATTTTGATTTGATTTGTTTTCAATTGATGATCAAATTCATCAAGTGTTTGATTGAAAATGATTTCACGAAACAAAATGATTTCTGGAAACAAAAATGGTGATCCATTTTCTTTGATTTTTCCATACACAATCAAGTCATCAATTTTTTCAAGATCCATTTCTTTTCTTTTCATTCTACTTTTGAAACTTGTGATCACTTGTGACTGATCAAGTTCTTTATTTGTCCACCAGTTTTTTCCAAGAACTTTTTCAGCGGTGTCATCAAGAATGAATTTCGGAAGTGCGTCATTGTATTTTTCAAAGAAATACATGTCCGAAGAAATAATTTGATATTCACCACCAAGATAGATTGATTGTTTCATTCTTTTCATTCTACTGGTTTGATTTGTGCATTTGATTCCATTCATCCACTTCGACATCAGAATACACACCAAGTGAATAGAATGACGTAATTTGCAAGACAACACGTGCTTTTGCACGTTTTTCTGACATTTCAGTGAAATAAGTGTTGTTGCAATTTGCTTTTGTTGCAGTTCCAAAAGTTTCAATTTTGACATCACCTTTCATTCCAGTTGCTTTGATCACACAACCATCAGAATTCAGCGATTCAATTTTGAATTCAATTGTGATTCCATCATGTGCCATGATTTTTTCGATTCCAGTTCTTGTGATCATTACATATCCGAATTTTTTGTGCTTGAAAATATCTTCTTCATTCAAGTTGTATTGAAGATACAATTCAGTCAGACGTTCACGATTTGTTTTTGATTCCATTTTTTCCATTTTAATTTTGTTTTTTTGTTTTTGTAAAAGTAAACCTTTTTTTCATTCCATGAAAGTTTTTCATGATTTTTTTTCTTGATCTTGATATATATTTCCACCATAACGTGGTGACGAATCAGCATCGATGATTCCTTTTGATTTGACAACAAGTCCCAGAACGATGTCACCTTTCGATGCATTCTTGATCAGTCTTTCCCATTTGTGAAAATTTCTGAAGGTTGTGTCAACACAAGTTCTGAATGATCTTTCACCATCATTGAAAAAAAGATAATACATTTCACCACCGAATCGTGATGGAACTTTTTTCTGGTTTTTATAAAAGAATTTTTTCATATCCATTCATTTTTTTGAACATCGATTGTGATCACACCACTGCAATGATCAAGTGTGTGTGTGCATAGAAGTCCAGATGAAAGAACGATCGTGTCAACCACTTCGAAACGTGGCTTGAATAAAGTTTTGATGTAGCAAATAATTTTTTCCATTTTAATTTTCTTTTTTAGGTTTTGATTGCAACTTATTGAATTGAAGTGTTTCTTCAATTGTGTCTTTGATATCGTGTTCAAAAATATCATAAACAATTTTTTCGTGAATGAACGTGATGATCACATCACCAGTGAAAAGTGAAATGTAAACTTCAACCACTTTGCAACCCCATGAAATCATTTTCTTGCAAGTGTCTTTCACTATCTTGTTTTTTTGCTTTGTGTGAATTTTATCCATTTTTAATGATTTAAGTGTGACAAAGATTCATGTGATCTGTAAAAGTCAACAATGTATTTTTCGACTTCTTTGATCATTGCATTGAAGTCAAATTTGTTTTTTGAATATGTCCATGACATTTCATTCCAGTTTCCTTGACAAGCCCATGACAAAGATTGATACTTCCATGAAACGATGATTTCGTTTCCGATCATTTCAGTTGTCGGAAGTTTCACTTTCATTTGATTGCAAATTTGAAGATTGATTTTTGATTTCATTTTTTTATTTTTTTTATTAAATTAAAAAAGACCGATCACTTTCGTGACCGATCTTGTTGTTTTTTTTATATTGATTTTGTGTTGATGTCCCAGATCGACAATGATGTTTTGAAATCATCAGCGATTGAAAGATTCACAAGTTCATCTTGTGTCATGTTGTTCAGTGCATCACAAAAAATTGTCGCCATTTCAATTGACATGAATTCACCATAATTTTCAGCACCATCATTGATTCTTCTTTCAAGAACTTCATCAGACCAACTTCTGACATCACAAGCCATGATTGAACGATTCACTTTGAATGAATCAACTGATGTGCTTGAATAGTCCATTTGTCTTTTTGCCATGCTTGATTTTGCGATTTGAAATTTGATTGTTGTGTTCACTGAAATTTCTGATTTCTGAATTGTTGTGATTGTTTCCATTTTTTTGTTTTTTTAGGTGTGATCAAAACTTTTTGTCTTGATTTCTATTGTAAAAGTAAACCTTTTTTTCATTCCACAACGTAGAAATCAAAGTTTCTTTCATTTTTCTTTGTTTACTAGATAAGGATTGCACAAAATTAGTTGAAAATTTCTTTTATTTTCGAAGATATTCCAGTCATTTTTGTATGTAGTGAATCAAAAAAACATCGATTTTGATGATCATGTTGTGAAAATAGCAAAAAAAAACGATCACTTTCGTGACCGATCTTTTCAGTTGTTTTCTTTTCTTGATATTATAGACGTTGCATTGTTGCATTCACTTTTTTCGTGATGTCGTGTGTCAATTCGTATGTGTCACGAGTTTTGAAAAAGTTTGGCAATGATTCATCAGCATACGATCCGATGAAAGTTGCACCCATTTGATAAAAAATTGTAAAACTTTTATCTTCAGAAGTCAATCTGATTGATTGCATTGTGTTGTTTTCATTCGGCTTGAATGTCTTTGCTTTTGCTTTTGCCATTTCAAGAAGTTGTTTTGAAGGTGTGATCGTTGATGTTTTTGAATTTTCCATTTTTGTTTTTTTTTTAGGTATTAAAAATTATTTACTTAATCGGATTGTTTCTTCAAGTCTTTTGATTTCGATTGCAATTGAAGTGGTTTGTGTTGCACCTTTCAAAAGGTTGATGAATTTTGTTGTTAGTTCTTTTGTCATTTTGTTTTTTTTAGGTTGACACAATGTGTGTCGTTTCTATTGGTAAAAGTAAACCTTTTTTTCATTCCACAACACGAAAATGAAAGTTTTTTTCATTTATTTTGTGTTTACTAGAGTAAAACAACCAAGAAAAAAGATGAAAGTTTTCTTTATTTGATCAAATATTGTGTGCAAATTGACACACAAGTCCATCGTTTTCGTCCCATACGAACATTTCACATGACTGAATTCCGCCTTTGTAGCCCTTCAAATTGTGCCATGCATCAGTTCCAGACAAAGATCGCATGAATCTGATCACCATTCCTTTGTGTTCTTGTGTTGCCATGAATTTGATTTCCTTCTTGTGATGCAAGTGACCGACATGAACTTCACGAAATTTCGTTTCAGACCACAATTTCGGTTCTTCTGATGCTACAAGCAAAGGAAGATCAGCAACTTTTTCATTGTTTCCATGTGTGTAGGTGATCAGACATTTTCCGAATTTATAGTGCTTTCGTGGATTCGCACCATTGTTCACATGAACGTTCTTGTTGTTATGATACCAGCATTCCATTGCATCACCAACATAGAACGATCTTTCGAAGTCGTGGTTTCCTTGAACCACAATGACATCAACTGGTGCGATCGTTGTCAACATGTCAATTCCTTTGATCAACAATTCACGTCCACTTTTATAGGTTTTTTGCCATCGAAGATCTTCATCTTGCGGTGTCAAATTTGAAGTCGTGTTTCTTTGATTGTCAGAATTGAAGAAATCGTTTCCAATAGGAAAAACAATTCGTTTGATATCGAAACCCTTTGATCGTGTGATCATCGCTGCAATCGCATCAAGAAACCTTTTTGAAGCGATCTTTGTGTCATAGTTTTCACCAGTTTCTTTTCCCCAGCATAATTTTCCGAAATGCAAATCGAATATATTTATTTCCATCAATTGACCTTTGTCAATGATCTTGTAGTCGATCGGCTTGTATATAGGTGAAAACGTTTTTACTTCTTGAATGATTTCATTTCTGATTTGTTTCAGATTGAAAATTTCAGTTGATTTCTTCAACCATGCTTTGATCTGAAAAAGTGGTTCAACAATGATTTGACCATCAACTTGTGATCCGACTTCCCATTTGTTCACAACATAACGATCAACCATCCAGATCGATTCATCAATGTCACAAGCAATGATCAAGTCTTGAAGTGTTTTGATCCTTGATGATTTCGGTGAAGTGATCGTTTGATCATTCTTTTTGTTTTCAATTTGAATTTCACCACCTTTTTTTGAATAGTTGATTGCAGCATTCAGACATTGTTTCTGAATTTCTTCTGGCAACTTTCGAAGATTTTGGATCAGTGGTGTGATTGAATCAGTCCAACGTGGACGAAATTGTTTTTTGAATTTTGTCATACTATAAAGAAAAAGATTTTTTGTTGTGAATCAACAATGGATCATCAAGCACAATGAACATGTCAATGTTCACAATATCATCTGAATATGCTGAAAATGTCTTTGAAGAAAATTCGAAGAACAAGAAGAAACATTGAAATTGCAAAGATGAACATTGCCCAGTCTTTTGCACGTTCTGCAAATGTCAGTTCACGAACGATGATTTTTTCAAATGGAACTTTTGTTTCAATGAAGATTGTGTCACCAATACATTCACCAGTCAAGAAAATGATTGAATCTTGTCTGATGTATTGAATTTTGATTTTGTCTTTCGTGATGATGATCGTGTCTGAATTTGAAAATGGATCATTGAAAAATGATGTGTCAACACTTATTGATTGAATTCGAATTGTATCATTCAAGACGATCGTGTCTTTCAATTGAAGTTCTGGAAACTTTTGTGTCAAATTAAAGATCTTTTTTTCCGCACGTTCCACTTTGCAAACACGTGTTGTGCAGCAACTTGAAATCAGTAAACCAAGAAAAAAGATTATCACTATTTTTTGCATTCACAAAAAGTTTTCGTTCCAGAAGATCGTTTTGTTTCACCATAGATGTAGCCGATCACAAATGGTGAAAGTGCTGCGAAATATGCTGCAAATTGCGACATGTTGGTGTCATTTTTTATTCCAAGAAATCCGAAGATCAACCATGCGATCATCATGAATATTGTGATCAAGAATCTTTTCGAACTTATCATTTCAATGAATTTCATATTTTTATTTTTTAAAGATGGACATTTTTCATTGCAAGTCCAATGTCACAACAATAGTCTGCAACGTTGAATGATGGACATGCTTTTGAAGAAAACTGATTGTGACCAGCAACTTTCAAATCTGGATTTCGCAAGATTTCGTGTTTGATATATATTTCAAGCGTCTTGCATTGATCATCAGTCAAAGTGTTTTTCGGTTCTTTTGTTTTCTTATCAAGTCCACCAATGTAGCAAACATGCTTTGAATGTGAATTTTCACCACGAACACCCCACGTCATTTCAGAACTTTCAATGAATCCATCAAAAGGATTTGAACCTTTTGCGAAATGTAGATTGTGAAGTGATCCATCAATTGTGATGACATCTGAATATCCAACACGTGACCATCCACGACCAGATTTTCCCATGTGCCATTCACGAATTGTTTCTGGACGAATGTCATCACCTTCATAAGTTGCTGAACAATGAATGATCAAGAATTTTTGTTTTTTCATCATTTATTTTGGCGGTCGATTCCAGTTTTTCAATTCTTTTGATATCTTGATGATCGTCCAGATGATTGCGGTTGAATAGGAAACCAACTTCAAAGACATTTCAAATTCAGTCATCGAAATTCCTAATGCACCAACATTCAAGATGATAGTCATCGGACAAATTCTTTCAATTATTTCATTCATTTTTGTTGACACTTGTTTAATTTTTATATTTTAGAAACCGATCATGATGTTTGTGTTCAAATGAAATGTCATTTCTTCTTTTGCCAAGTGATAAGCAGACAAGACCAGAACTTCATTCGGTTGCATGAATTCGTCCCATCCTTCACAAGTTGAAAATGCAGAAACATTGAAACAAATCGGTGTGTTGTTTCCAGTCATTGTCAAATTGATTGCAGAAGATCGGCAAACTGGAATTTCAGATGGAAATTCACCTTCAATCGGACATGCTAACTTGACACGCAACAAACTGATTGTCACTTGCGTTCCACTTGATCCATAAGCCCAGCCATTCCAATTTTTCAAAGATGCACCACTGATCGGATTTGTCCACACTGATGAATTCACCATGTTTTTCGGTGACATCGATGTCAGATTTGCAGCACCTAAATTCGTGGAAAATTTGTGTTCATTGTTGTATTGTGCATTACCAAGACCGAATTCAATTCCACCAACAATTGAACCGAAAGATTTTATATTTCTTGAAACAAAATTGTTTGCAGTTCCAGATGAATTGATCGTCACGTTGCCAGTTCCACCAGAAGGTGAAATCGTGATTCCAGTCCCAGCAACAATTTGTGAAACACCAGCACCAGCCGCATTGATTGTGACGTTGCCAGTTCCACCGACTGGTGAAATTGTCACACCAGTTCCAGCAACAATTTGCGAAACCGCACCACCACCACCAGAATCAGCAATCCATTCAAGATTTCCAGTTGCATTTTTTGTCAACTTTGTTGAATTTGCCGCAGCAACAAAGTCTTTTGGATGGTGAAGTTGATCATTTTGAAGATCACGATGAAAATTTGACATTTTTTTTTGTTTTTTTTATTAGTATATTATCATTCCATGTGTCTTTGAAACACGTGGTGATCCATCACTGCAAATTGAATTGTTTCCATTTGAATATTCTGGAAAAGATTTTGCATTCAAATTGATGAAATCCATCATTTCCTTCAACATGACTTTTCCTTTTCGATATGTGTCTTGTTTATAAACATTCAATTCGTTTGAAGAAACTGCATGTGAAAATTCTGGAATGTTTGTCACGATTCCACTTGAAGTTGATTGATGTTGAATTTCAACGATCAGTTCAAATCTTGTGAACCATGCAAGTGTCGGTTTTATCCAGTCAGTCATCAAAGTTGTTTCATCAGCGGTTTCAGTTCCAGCATCAAATGCATCTTTCAAATGAATGTAAAACTTTGAAGACAAAGGTTCTTTGATGTGTGCAATTTCTGAAAGAATTCTGATTTCACGTGATATCAATTGCGGATCAGTGTTTTGATTTGTGAATGCAAGTGCGATCACTTCAGATTCAAGCATGAATGGATCATCGTTCATGTAGTTGTTTGATAATGGCATTTTTTATTTTTTTTCTTTGTTAATATTTAGAAAAACATCACCATTTTCAATCGGATCAAATCCAAGCATGACACGTTGTTCATTCAATGTCAAGACACTTGCTGGTTGAATATCTGAAAGATATGAAATCGGTGGTTCATA